AGCAGTTAAGGTTAAGGCAACTTCAATGTTGGCTTAACACAGTTTTAATTTAAATGAATAAAGGTTAAAATAAAAGGGTCTGTTTGTGAAAAACGGAGTCTAAATTTTATTTGGAATCGCAAACATGGCCACGACAACCCCGCAGTACACCGCATCGTATGCGCTAACGTACGATAATCTTATTGCCACGGTGCAACAGTACCTTGAGCGCAGCGATGCCGCGGTTGTCAACCAGATCCCTACGTTTATCTCGTTAGCTGAATTTGAAATTGCTCAGCAAATTAAAACCCTCGGGCAGATTGAAGTTGCGCAGGGCAATATGCAAATCGGTAACCCCGTTATCCCCAAGCCCGCTCGTTGGCGTAAAAGCGTTTCTATGTCTGTCGTAAGCTCCACAGGCAAACGCAATCCGGTGTTTTTGCGTAAATACGAATATTTGACAAACTACAACGCTCAAAGTGCTACGGGTTTACCCTTGTATTACGGCGACTATGATTATGACAACTGGTTCGTGTCACCGATTCCTAACGCGGCTTATCAGTTTGAGGTGTTGATTTACCAACGCCTGCAACCCCTGTCCTCAACGAACCAAACGAATTGGTTAACCAACAACGCGCCGAACGCGATGCTGTTTGGGACTCTTCTGCAGGCCGTGATTTATCTTAAAGATGACGCTCGGCAGATCTTTCAACAAAAATACGACCTCGCCATGCAGGCGCTCAAGGCTGAGGATGTCGCTCGCGTGGGCGACCGTTCCGCTGTAGCGATAGACTCCTAGAGGTAATTATGACAACCTACGTTAACCCGCTAACCGGCCAGACCATTAGCCCGAGCCAGATCGGCTACGAGGCGCTGACCCTCTCCACCAACACAGCGCTCAGCTGGCCTATTAACAGCCTGTACACAACCACGACGCCTATGGTGGCGGCCATTATTCAGGTAACAGCAACGACCACTAGCCTTCAACTCCAGATGCCCTCTGCGCTCCAAGTCAGCACCGGGCAAAGTGTGCTAGTTCAGAACATCGGCTCAAACACTTTCACGGTCACAGACATCTCGGGCAACACAATTGTCTCAATTGCCTCGGGCATTGCTCAGTACATCTTTTTAACGGATAACACCACAAACAATGGCACTTGGTCTACTGTTACTTTTGGGGCTGGAACTTCCTCCGCCAATGCTGCGGCGCTTGCAGGATATGGTTTAAAAGCAATTAACACGACGCTTAACCAGCAATATGCTGAAAGCGCATTGTTTTCAAGTGTTGTTTTGAATGATACCTACCGTGCTCAGTTCTTGGTCTGGTCGTCTGGTGTTGGCACAATTACCCTACCCTCGGCCTCAACGGTGGGCAACGGCTGGTTTGTAATTATCCGCAACGGCGGCTCCGGCATCGTCACCCTTACCCCCGTAGGCACGGACACCATAGACACCAATGTCAACCAGCAACTTCAACTGACCGAGTCCTTGGTGATTGTGTCAAATGGCACGAACGGCTGGAATACTTTTGCCTACGGTAGGAGTAATGTTTTTGCCTACACACAACTAGCCAAAACCGTCGCCACCGGCACATATACTCTCACCGCGGTCGAGTACGCCAACGTCGTGCAGGAGTATTTTGGCGCGCTCACCGGCAACGTCATTATTGTGCTGCCCTCAACGGTACAGATTTATTACTTGAACAACCAAACTACTGGCGCTTATTCACTTACGTTTAAAACCTCATCAAGCGGCGCTGCTACGGTCACCGTACCTCAATTACAAACGCTCACAGTGGTTTGTGACGGCACAAACGTCTACAACTCTAGCTCAGCTTCAGGCGGTTCAATTACGTCGCTGACCGTGGGTACAGGCGCTGCGGCAACCCCCTCAATTAACTTTGCCGGCAATACCAACACAGGTATTTATCAGCCGGCAACCAATCAAATAGGTATGGCCTTGAATGGCTCTAACGCTTTGACGTTGACTACGGCTGGATTATTTGTCCCTGCGGGCATTAGTGGAGGCACTTTTTAAATGAGTTCAAAGGTCATCTCACTTAAGATACCCGCGGGTATTCAGCGGGATGGGACGCTGTTTGATGCCCCTGTCTACGTGGATAGCCTGTGGTGCCGTTTTCAGCGTGGTCGCCCGCGTAAGATTGGCGGCTATAAGGGTATCTTTCAAAATGCTACCAACATTAGTCGGGGCATGGTTATGAGCTCTCAGGCGGGTTTAAATTACGTCTACTCAGGTTATAACAACGGTCTAGAGTATTGGGTCACGGACGACGATGACGGCGTGGGTTCAGGACCGAACTCAATTGCAATGAGCGGATTTACCGCCATCAACACCAACCGCTGGCAGTTTGACATCGGCTACGACTCCTACGGAGGCGGGGCAAATGTTCTAGTAGCCCATCCGGGGCAAAACTTAGCCCACATCGACAGCGTTGTAAACACGCCGGTGCTTTCAGGCACGTTCCCAGGCGGTGCGCTATCGCCTGTAGGTCAATTTACCGCCGCTGTGGCGCTAGTAAACGGCTCGCCTAACGGTGTAATTACCGGTTTAAATGCCTTGGTTTACCCTGGACAACTCGTGACTGGTACCGGCGTTACGGCAGGCACAAAAGTGGTGAGCGCGATCGTTTCGGGTAGCAACACGAATATTTTGCTGTCCACTAATTTCACAGGCACCACGGGAACTATAACTTTAACCTTTGATAACCAAATTAACGTGAGCGGCGGGTGTTGCATCATCTACCCTTATCTGTTCGTATACGGCAACAACGGACTGATACAAAACAGCAGCGCCGGTAATTTTCAAAATTGGGTAGCCCCTGACGCGAACGCCACTAACGTCGCCACAGGCAAGATCGTAAAAGGCTTGCCAGTGCGCGGTGGTACGACCAGCCCCTCGGGTTTATTTTGGTCATTAGACAGCCTAATTCGGGTAAGTTTTGTGCCGCAAACCGTAGGTACAAGCACGACCTACTGGCGTTATGACCTGATCAGCTGCCAGTCCTCACTACTTTCTTCTTCTTGCATCATCGAGTATGACGGTATTTATTACTGGATCGGCACCGATCGTTTTTTAAGCTACAACGGAGTCGTGCAAGAGATAAAGAACGACATGAACATGAACTACTTTTTTGACAACTTAAATTACACACAACGTCAAAAAGTATGGGCGTCCAAGGTGCCTCGCTGGGGCGAGATTTGGTGGTTCTACCCCAAGGGGGATGCCACCGAATGTACAGACGCGATCATCTACAACGTGCGTGATAAGGTCTGGTACGACGCGGGTGAGGCACTTGGCGCTCGACGCTCGGCGGGTGTGTTTACGGAGGTGTTCCGTCGTCCTATTTGGGCAGGCACCGAGGTCAATAGCTCGGGCAAGTACACGCTCTGGCAACACGAGACGGGTACTAACCTAGTAAACCTGACGCAACAAGACGCCATACAGAGCTACTTTGAGACGAATAATATCGGCTGGGTTACAGGGGGTCCTGGGCAGTTTACGCAGAACATACAGGGTAACAATAACTACATTCGCCTTGAGCGGGTGGAGCCTGACTTTGTGCAGTCAGGAGACATGAACCTGTACGTAACTGGCAAGGGGTACGCAAATGATGATGACGTAGTCACCGGACCATTTACGTTTAGCCCAACCACGCTTAAACTTGACTTGCGCGAGCAACGTCGCGAGATGCGCCTGCGCTTTGAGAGTAATGTTGTGAACGGTAACTTTGAAACAGGCAACGTGTTGTTGTCCTGCGAAGTGGGTGATATGCGCTCAACAGGAAATCCATAATGGTCACTTACGACCCCCGCAACATGGAGTGGGCGGATTGGTGCCCGCTGATGGCGGAGCTGTTCGCTGCCCAACAGCTCGGCACGGTAGACGAGATAGATTGGAAGACCTGGGCAGACGGTATGGCGAGCATCGGGTATTTTAATAATTCTGGGGTTCCGGACACTAGGAACTTTGATAGTTGGCAGGATTGGGCGCAACAGCTCGTCGGCATAATGAGCATCGAGGCAAGACCATGAGCGATTACACAGGCGGTGAGGGCGGCTACACCCCATTAATGGGTGCATCAAACACACCCTATGACATAAGCAACACCACCCGTCATGAGGTACCAAACTACGAAGGCACGCCAACTCAGTTTTATGACGACTCAGGTTTAAAAGCAATTTTAACCCGCAAGGGAATCATGGACGTTAACTCGTTCAACCCTATTGTAAAAGAAGGCGAGAAGATTACGGTCGATACGCCTCGTCAGGCCACAAACGGCGATGGGCAGTTATTATTTCTTGATAGCAGCGGTGAGCAAACAACTCGCCCGACGGGTGTGCCTGTTGTTGGCGGTACGATTGGTGACGCCGCCTATATGAAAGCACCAGTTCATGGCGGCGGTGTACTGGGGGATATTGGTTATGACTTGCGATCAACAGCTAAAGACCCTCTATTTCATAAATTCTTGCTTACCGCTGCTGCAATTGGCACGGGTGGATTAGCTGCCAATGCGGCCTTTGGTGCAGGCGCTGCGGGTGCAGGAGGCGCTTTAGGTGCAACCCCCGTAGCGGAGGCCTTTCCTGTGTTGGGGGGTGGTGCTTTAGGTGGTACTGAGCTGGGTGCGGCTGGATTAGGTTTAACTGATGCCGAGGCCACTGCGCTGATGGGGGAATATGCGCCCGGTGCGCTCGGCGGCTATGGTACTGCAGGTGCGACAGGATTAACTCTTGCTGATGCATTGAAGTACGCCAAAATGGGATTGTCTGGTGCGGGTATTTTGGGCGGTTTATTGGGTGGTGGATCGGGTGGTGGATCTCCCGGTGCTGGTGGTGGATCGGGTGGTGGATCGGGTGGTGGGGCAGGTAGCACTATAGCCTATAACCCAAACGGTCCTTGGAACGCCCCCATTACTCCGGGAACATTTACCACGGGGTTACATCAACAAACCCCCGTGACCGCAGGTGCTGAGAACTTAAAGATGCTTTTCCCTGAGCTAGACCCAGCGCTTGCGCGGCAATTTGCCATGAGCGGCAACACGGGCAGTAACCTAGGTGGGAATTATTTTGCTTACGGCTCTAGCCCTCCTTCATCTAATTCCCCTTTAAGTGAGGTAGAGTTGTTTCCCAGAGCCGCACCCCTGACAGCTAAAGACGGTGGCGTTATACAGGCGTTCAAAGATGGCGGGGCACCGCACATCCCAGAGTTCATCACCGGCACGACCGGGCACTACGTTAAAGGCCGGGGGGATGGGCAGTCGGACGACATCCCCGCCATGCTCGCCGATGGTGAGTACGTCTTTGATGCGGATACCGTGGCGCAGCTAGGTAATGGCTCTTCGGATGCCGGGGCAAAGGTTCTCGATAAGATGCGGGAGTCTTTACGCCACCACAAACGCTCCGCCCCCGTGGACTCCATTCCACCTAAGGCAAAATCACCGCTTGAGTACATTAAGCTCGGTATGAAAAGGAAATAATCATGGCTCTGCCTACCGTCACTAATCCTGTAGTAGATCCCGGCTTTTACACCGGAGGGGCGTCATCCGCCACGGCTACGCCAACTGCGACTAACTCCGTTGCACCGCCTAACCTCGGCACTGCTGGCTCATCCTCGGGTGGCTCGCTCACGCAGGGCGTAGCAATGCCTAACGTCAACACAGTGCAATCCCAAGCCACGGCTGCCCCGAGCTGGTACACGGACTATTTGCAAAGTATTGCGGGAGCGGGTGCCCAAGCCGCGGGTACCGCTAAGTTTGCTCCCGTCACGCCTATGCAGCAAAAGTCTTATGACGTGGCGGACTACAACGTCGGGAACTACAAACCTACCCTAGACATGGGACTAGGTTACCTCGGCCAAGTAGGTAATTACAACGTGGTAGAGGCGGGTAAACCTGCTCTAAATATGGCGTTGAGCCAAAACGCTGTAAACGCAGCAAGTCCGTACCTGCAGCAGGGTGCTAACACAGACGTGTTGGGCGCGGCGCAGCCTTACCTGAGCGCAGCGGCTAACCCTACTTATAACACCGTCAACAGCTATATGTCGCCTTACATTAACGACGTGGTGGGGCAGATTGGTAACCTAGCGCAGCAAAACATTATGCAAAACGTCGCCCCGCAGACCAATGCGGGTATTGTCGGCTCGGGGCAGTTCGGCTCCCAACGGGGCGCGCAAGCCCTCGGGCAGACGCTCGCTAACTACGGGCAGCAGACCACCGCGGCTCAAGCTAATGCGCTGAACACAGGCTACCAGAACGCCATGCAGCAGGCTCAGGCGCAGGCCGCCCTGCAAGGTCAGCTAGGCGCGACCGCAGGCCAATTAACCCAGAACCAAGCTCAGAACCAGTTAACCGCTGGGCAGCAGTTCGGTAACCTAACCAACACTATGCAGGCCAACCAAGCCAACATCGGGCAGATCGCTGGCAATCAGGCTTCCCAACAAATGCAAAACCTGACCAATGCGGCACTCGCAGGCGGGCAGCTAGCTGGCACTATTCAGAACCTCGGCTTGGGGGATGTGAACGCGCTCAATACGCTCGGCACGCAACAGCAGCAGATCGGGCAGGCTCAGCAACTCTTCCCGCTGCAAATGACTCAGGCGTACAGTGGGTTGCTCTCAGGCGCACAAATCCCGACCTCCTCAACCTCAATGTACACCGGACCAATTCCTGGAGCATACCAGAATGCGCCCCTCGCCACGGGCTTAGGTACGCTGTCTTCTTTAGCTTCTTTGTTCTCTAATCCGGCGGGTGGTAAATCCGCAGTTCAAGGTATAAAAGACGTGTTTGGTAATCTTTTTAACTCACAAACAGGTGTTTCACAAACAGATATTGCTGAAGCTGCCGCAAACAACTCAACCGATCCTATCGGTACGTTGATTCAAAATTTAGGAGGATAATAAATCATGACTGACGCAGTCAACTTAGGCAAAGTAGCGCCCCTGACGCCGGGTTTTGGTGCGGATATGTCTGATCCGGCCTCGCAGAAATACCTTCAGGCAACTCAGGAGGCAATGGAAGCGCTTAAGGCGCGGATGAATCCAGAGTTTAACTTCGGTAAGCTCGCTCAGGCGCTCTTAACACCCACTCGCGGGGGTAGCTTTGGCGAGTCCCTCGGTAACGCCGCGGGCGCTATCGGGGAAGAGCAGGAACGTCAACAGAAAGAAGCCGTACCGATCGCACAAATGCGCGCTGCGCTCGCTGGGCAAGAGTTTCAAATGGTTCAGCGCGCCAAGGCCATGCAGGGTCTGCAGGCTATGACGGGCGGCGCACCACAGGTGATTGCGACCACCGACCTGCCGATGATTGCTAAGACTTTGAACCTTGCCGAAGACGACCCGAAGCTCGTTCAGCTCGTCGGCCAACCCAAAGCACCCTTCATGACCGGTCCGGGGCAGAGCGTGATTGGGGCTACAGCGCAGCCTACGTTTAACAAAGACGAGGTTAATCAGGCGCTGATTGCCTCCGCGGGCGACCCGAGCGCGGCAATGAAAATGCTTTTTGAGCGTGGCACAAAATGGGGTGAACCAAGCACAATGCAAAAAGATATTGGCTACATAATGAACCCTAGCACGCCAACGTTTGCCCGTCAGATAGCTTTTAACAAAGTAAATGCTGAAGCCGTTAAAGCTAACATTGATATTGTCAATATGTTCAGCACATTGGGTCAAGAGGGTATGGATATTTATAACCAATTAAGTGGCAGCAATCCTATTGGCAGTACAACCCCTAATGCTGCACCAAAAGTTAATTATGACTTTTCGCCAATAGCCGAAGGTCTTAAATTAACAAGCCCTGCAGGAATGCGTAATGGCGCGCCACACAACGGCATTGACCTTGGTGGGGTTACAAGAGGCACACCTGTTGCATCACCAATTGCGGGCGAGGTTGTGTATGCAGGAAACAGCAAAGGGGCGGCGGGTAACATGGTCACCGTTCGCGCCGAAGATGGTAGCTTACATTCGCTTATGCACCTAGATGGCGTCAATGTAGCCGTGGGAGATCAAGTTGAATCAGGCACAACTGTTGGGCCAATCGGGGCAACAGGCAACGCCCGTGGTGTTCACGTTCACTACGAAGTAAAAAGCGCAGACGGTAAACCGATCAACCCTTTAAACAATTTTACAATTGAGCCAAAAGAAGCTACTCAAGCACCAAGCGCTGATGCACTCAAACTGGGTTATGAAAAGATTTCGCCTTCAGAGTATCGCTTACCATTTAGCGGCACCATCTTCACAATTGATCCAAAATTGCCAATTAAAGACAAAAATGACATGCTTAGATCGGCGGTAGCCAATGAGCAGTTGATGTTCAAGGCAATGACTGAAGACGAGATCAAAACGTATGGCGCAAAAAGAGCTGAGTTAATTAAAATTCAACCATACAGCCTGGCCAAGGAAATGGGCGACTATACAAATTTAGTTAAATATTTAACCGCCCCTGAGTATAAAAATGTTGTTGGTATATTGCAACAAAAGCCAGAGGGTAGCAACGAGACTATTCTAGGTAAGTTTATGAGTGGCTTAAAAGCGCTTGGGGCGGGTGGCGAACAAGGCATTGCAGCGGGCAGACTTGGCAGCGTATCTTTGCCAATTGAGCAGATGGTAAACACTTATAACTTAAGCGAACGTGAGCGCACGGCACTTAATGAAATACAGCGGATCGTTAAATCTGGATTGATCAGCACAATTGGCGAGTCAGGCAAAGTGCTTGGAATGAACCCAACTGATCCAGATCGTATGTTGTTTGAGGCTGCCGCTGCGTCAACGAGTAATCTTGCTGCAAACACAATTTATTGGGCACAGATGCGTCACGCGCAGACAGAGTTTTTGCGCGATGCAGCAAAAGGCATCAGGGCATATACCGGACAGCATCCTGCGGCGTATTTTACCTCAAAGACTTCACCTTACTTTAAGGCTGAAAACGCCTTTGAGGACAAGATGGGGATGATTCAGAAGAACGCCCCCGGTCTACAGTAATCGGAGCAAGACATGGCAAAGAATGATAACTTTGATATTTACGCTGTTAACCCAAACCATTACATGGCGTCAGAACCAGCGCGAGTACCATCCAAAAGCGCAGGCGAATTTATTGCCGCCGATCAGGCAAATTTAGCAGAAACCACACCACGCGAGCCACCTAGTCAGTTGGGTCGTGCCGCGGCGATTGGGGCGGGTGCCGCAGTAGGAGCGGCTGCTCAAGGGCGCAACATTCTGCACTTTCAGGATGTACCAAAAGAGTATGATATCAAGTCGTCTGCCGTTGATACAGGCGGGATGGGTAAGCCACTAACCAAGTTTGAGTTGATGTCGCAGCCCGGTCAACAGGCAGAGATTGAACGTCTCAAGATGCGTGATCTATTAGATCAGTACCGTTCAGAGGCAGGCATTTCAAACGTTACAACGCAAAGCTTAAGAACTCAAGAAGAGGCAGCTCGCCGTGCCTTAGAGATGGCACGCCAAGGTGAGCAAAACGCCTTGACTAGGTTCGTTACTCTAGGCGGAGGCAAGACAGCGCCTGAGTCGCGTTTAGATACGGCTACGAGGGCGATCACCGCGGCTAATCCACCTGCGGAATTGCTAAGAGTGCCTGGTGTAACGGTTAATTACGGCGATATGTACCCAAGCCCCACGGGCGGCTCAGCGGCTCGTGAGATATCACAGCACGAGTCAGCGCACTATCGCTCACTTTCGCAGGGCGACCAGATGAAAATGGTTGACCGCCTTGCCCAAGAGCTTGGTGTAGGTAAGGGTTATATTCAGATGATGCTTGAGGCAGGCGAGCATGAGCCAACGGTCACGGGGCGTGTGCTACTGCCCGCTAAAGACATGAACGTAATTAACGCTACCCAAACCCCTCAGCAGCAGGTAGCGGCAACCATGACCCCTGCTGAGAGGGCCGCAGTAGAGGCTCAGGCGGCACGTCTAGCGCAACAACAACAAGCAGAAGCGGCTCGTGCAGCTCAACAACAACTTGTCAATGATCTTCGCTTCAATGAATCAGATCGTGTTTTGCGAGAAAACCAAGCGGGGCGTGCTAGTGCGGCTCGGGGCGCTACAACCGCCGGAGAGAATTTATTAGAAAACCTGTCTATGCAGGGTGTTGTCAGTGAAAAAAACCGACCATTTATTGAGACACAACAAGCACGCATGGTTGAAAAGCGTGGCGCTTTACCAAAGCTTGGCCCAGCTATTGAGATGACCGCTCGAGGTCTCCCAATTGCTGGTGGTGTGCTCAACACGATGTCGACCGCAGAGTTGATGCATGACGCATACCGCCGTAAAGAAAGTGGTGACCCCATCGGTGCGTTTATTGCAGGTGCTGGAGCTACACTTCAAATCCCAACAATTTTGAAGACCTCAATAGCGGGTGCTTTAATGGGGCTGGGTATTGATATCGGCACTACCGCGGGGTTGCACTATTACGATAAATATGCGCCTGAGATTCATCAGTTTTTGCAAAAACAAATCGGATTGCCAAAGTCTTTTGATCCAACCACTTACTCCGTCATGCCAGGCGTGAAAAGGTAAATAGATTCCCCCCCCATCAACCGTTCAGGGTTGTTTTGCCCGCTTAACCAGCGGGCTTTTTTTATTCAACTTTGTCAGACAGGCGTCGATAATCAAGCAATGCTTTTGCAACCTCATGGTTGAGAGACTTAACCATGTTCACGCACGCTTGGCGCTCGTCTTCTCGTACGGCTTTTTCAACTGCCCGAGCGTACTCAAAAACGTCTACGTCATTGGCGTACATGCCCTCTGGGTCTTCGTTCTCGCATTCTAAGAAGATACCTTTAATCTCAATATTGCTCAACATTACCTTGGTTCCTTTGTAAATTGAAGGGCGGTTTCACTGCGTATTGCTAAAGACTTGTAGTAATTCCATTTGGCGATCGTGTCAGGGTCTTTTGAAGGCGCTACCCAGTTAGCGCAACGCTTCCAAGTACGTTGCACACTCGTGGCCGTGGCCGGTGAGTAGGCTTTATGGTGCATAATAGAATTATCCATTTTACATTCTCCAATCGTTAACATGAAATTAAAAGATTACTTAAAAAAGCATGGTACTACGGGTAAATTGGCACAGGAAGTAGGGGTAACACGCACTTGGCTGTCTCTTGTTGCAAATGATCGACGATTGGCAAGCGCAATTCTCTCAGTCAAAATTGAACGGGCAACCAAGGGCAAGGTGACTCGCAAGGATTTGCGGGCTGACTTGTACGACAAGAAAATCGTCGTGCCAGACGGCCTAAACGAGGTTGCACGCTCAATATTCGTCAAGCTCATTGAGCACCCAACCATTGATCGTACGGTCGTTGAAGGCATCAAGCACGACCCCGAGATGGTTGGGCTAGTGCTCGACGCATTCTTTGAAAAACGTGGCGAGTTTTACTTTGCACGTTCTTTGGCCTGAAGCATAGCGCGGGCGATGACGTAGCAGTCGTCAGCGTCTTTTTCTTCTTCCCCCTTATCCCAGTTCATTTTAAGCATCGCAAAGAGGGCGTATAGGTCTAGCAGGTCGTCTTCGGTCATTTCTTTAACCTGTTGCGAATGGCTTGAGCAGCATTATTTAACTGGCCAAGATAAAAAGACTCTGGCTCAAACTGTTCGCATACCTTGGCGCACTCTTCACGCTCGATTGCAATTGCGGTCTTGGTTGTGTCGATTGCAATCTGCATGATCTCTGCACGGGCGATCGCCAGGGCGTTATCAAATTCTTCTTGCGTGAATAACGTAGCGCCAGTGCCGCGGGCAAAGAACTTCTTTTGGAAATCGGTTAGTTCTTTCATTTTTTAAGAACCCATAAAATTAAAGTGATCGTGCCGTAGAACCATAACATCCACTCGCCTAGTTGGTGGGGAATGTTCATGCGTCTTTTACCCCGTCGATCCACGCATCCAGTTTACGGTGCATCCACTGGCGGCGATCCTCTGCTGTGGTGATGACCTTATCATCGACAATCACTTTCGTTTTGTTTGCCATCTCTGCCTCAAACTGCTCGCCCTTTTTAAACGTAAGTTTTTCAAGATGACTGATTACTTCAACCACCATGCCTGTTAGATTGATTGCTGTTTCGTGGTTCATGTGTTCTTCTCCTCCAAAAATTCGCTAATTTCAATAATCAATTCGGCTCTTGTTAATTTGCTTTCAAAGAAGTCACGGGCTTCGTTAACCGATAGCCCGACCCATTCTTTGCGTGGTGGTGCTGTGTAGAGTGGTATATCGTGCAGCGGTGTTTGCAGCCAGTTAAATTTGTATTCAATCGAATATTCGTGTTCAGAGTTTGTCATCCATGCTACAGGCTCAGGCTCAGGCTTGGCTAACTCTTGCTCAAATGCTGAAATCAGTTCTAACTTTTCTGTTGCTTGTTCATCATCATGCGTGCGTAACAATTTAATAATGTTTAGCACTTGCTGCATAATTTCACGGCTCATTTCTCACCCCTTTGTTTTATCTCATCACGGATTTCATGCAAAGCCGCATAAGTCCAGTCAGCCGCCAATTCACCTTGAGGGCTGTTACCTACAGGAATGCGGTACACCTCAACAATATCAATACAGGCTTGGCGTTCAGCAAGCACCGCCTCTTCAATCAGGTTTTTTGGGTTGCTCAATTGTTGTGTTTTTTCAGACCTGCTTAACTCATTTTCTATCCTGCGAATGATGTTTAAATAATACCCAGTTTGCCCTGTACCAAAATGCCTACCGTTCATCAGCAAACGCATTGCATCACGGGCAAGCCGCAATAAGTCATGTTCTAAAGTCATTTCTCACCCCTTGCACGAATTGATTTAGCACAAGCATCGGCAATCGGCGCATCGTACTTTTCCAAGTCATCAAAAAACTTTGCCCAGTCATCACACAACCTCGCACAAGCATCACGCTCATCTTGGCGCACAAGCTCGGCAAAGCGTTCAAGTTCTAAATTGTTGGCAATCCAAAATTCACTCAACTCTGAGTCAAACCAAAGCCCTGCTTGCAAAGCCAACTCTTTCAATTTTTCGTTCATTTCAACACCTGTTTGGTTGTTTGCATTGATCGTTCAAGTTGTTTAGTCATAGCTGCTGATACTTTTTTAAAGTCAGCCAACTTCTGTTCAAGTTCGGCGATTGAGTACATCCCGTCTTCAATGTGGATCCTTGCACAGCCTATTACCTCGTATGTGTATTCGGTTTCTTTCATTTCACACCCCCTGACATCGCACGATCAACTTTAGCATCCACCTGTTTCTCCGTTGCCATGAACATCTGCTCAAAATATTTGCGCAGCCAACGGTAGCGTATGGCATCTTTAGCTACGCTGGGCGCAAGCCCGATCATGTTGTCAAGCAACCTATGCAGCGATTCAATCTCTGCACTTTGTAGCCTGATGTGAGCGTTAAGTTCGTCAATGTGCGTCTGCATTTCACGTTGTTCTTTCATCACATTCCAATAAGTTGTTTAAGTGACATTGGTGCGTTTTTTACGCTACCGTTAGAATAACTTCCGTTTAATTTTGGTTGTAATACATGAATGTATAAAGACTCAAGTTTGTCTAAAATATTTCTTTCACACGGTATAAAAGAAAAGCTATCAAATTGTTTATCTGTGTGATCGTTAAGTCGCCCGTATATGTTGACAGATTGACCAACGTAAACAATCTTGCGGTTCAATATTAAAAAATAGACGCCTGTTGCCTTCTGCCAAGGATTGCTAGATTTAACAATTTCTTCTGGGCTTATTAAAGTTTTGTTGGTTAAAGTAATTGCCGCTTTATTAAATATTTTAATTTTTTGCAATCCAGCCAACTCCTCTTTTAAATTTTTAATTTCACAAATCAATGTGTCGCGCAGCTCTAAAGCCTCTCGCTTTCTTTCTTCACGTTCCGCAATATTTCTTTTGCGTGTTGCTATTGACTTTGCAATAATGGCTTTACGCTTTTCGGGTGTTTTATTTGCGTAAGGGTTAGTCATGTATTTCCCCTAAGCACTTCAATTGCAGCAGTGACGTGCATAGACTGCCCAGTCTGCAACAGAGCAAGTGCACCGTTAATTTTTGAACACAGACGCACAATCTCTGCAGCGTAGTCGTGAATGTTGCTATGCAACGCCTCATTGGATTTTTGTAAATCTCGAATGAGTGCTGCAGCCTCTTCTTGTTCTCTGTGAGTCATAAAAAACCCGCTCTCTAAGTTGCGCAGTATTTGGTTAGGGCTTAGCGGACTCATGGTTTCAGTCCAAAGGGGTTATGGGCGTAAAAGTTATTGGTTTGCATCTCTACGTTCTTACTTGTCTCAACGACCGTGGTAGTAATAAAAAATGCTGGATACGCTCTGCTTTTGTTGTTACCTTTTTTTGTAATCTCATTGCATGACACTAAGTTTCTAAGCAAGATATAAACCAAGTTCCTTCGCAAGCCTAACATCTCAACAATCTCAACTGATGTGCGCGGCACAACACAGAACTCAAGTATCTTTTTTTGCGACTCAAGAATGTTCATTTTTCATGCACCTATCAAAAGTGTCGCACTTGACTGGGTGTATGCACCGACAGGAGTGCTTAAACGGGTCTACAGGCGGTTTGTAACGAGTAGCCCATACCCAAGCTAGGCATAGCACTATTAGCGCTATAAAGCCTGCTGCAACTATTAAATCTATTTGTCCCATACGCGTCTCCCATCGGGGTAGATGAGCGAGCTCGCAACGCGCGAGGGTTGATTGAGCACTTTCAAGCAGTCTGGCCGCATGGCAACCTGGGCGAGGGTGAGTCCCTTGTAGGGCGGGCGGTCAAACTTATCAATTTTTTTGACATCCTTTGGCTTTTTCATTTAATTGCTCCAGATTAAAAATAAAATAATGACAACAAAACCCACAAAACCGCAGGCCTCTTTGAGGATAAAGCGCCAGTTATTCATCGCACATCTCCTTGCGGTCACGTCGGTCTTCGGCAATGAGCTCGGCGATTTCCCACGACTCAACCTTGGCCTCAAGCCAAGGGGCGTGGTAGCCCTTGCGGTCGAGCACAAGGTAATCGTTACCCCACACGGCGATCTGCGCAGGGATGCCCCTCAAACGGCACTCAATCACGTTTGCACGGTTCAGGTTGAGTTTCATGTTCAATGCTCAAACGCAACACACACCGTGCAGCCTGACCGCTTGCAATCGTGATTTTTGCGGTACTGATCACGACCAAAATCAATTGGGTCTACCGTGTCAAAGTATTCAATGTCGTAACTTTCGTCATCCAGTTGGCACAACTCAACATGACCACTCTTGGATTCGTGTGCCTTGATTTCAAATTCAGCAGCGTTACCTGCGTTCAGCGAATCTTCGACCTGTGCCGCCCACGCTGATACCTGTGCATCAGTAAAAGTTTCCTGCTTGTGCAAGTCAGCCAAATAAATACGGATTTCTTTCAAACCCTGCGCGTTTACTGTTTTCATGTTGAACTCCTTGCCCCCCGTGGGGGGCGGTTGATTAGTTTTCGATAGCTAACAACTGGTTGATCTTGTCTTGCAACTGAGTGACTTCTTTTTCAGCCTTGGCTTTGACTTCCTTAACTTGAGCCTTGAGAGCCATCACAGCACTCTGATTGATCTGTGCAGGAGTGAATAAGTCCAAAAAAATTTCAGCGTGACCAATAAGCATAAAACCATGATGCGACATATCATCATCGTGGTAGCTAAACCACTTTGAATTTTCAAGGTCGGTCATGTCAGACGATCTCATGTACTTTTGTGCTGAGTCCGACAAATAAACTTTTTTTGATAATTTCATGCTAGTTCCTTAACCCCCGTGGGGGCGGTTGATTAGATTGATTTGATTTCAAAGTAACGAGCTTGACTGCCGCAGCCAGTAGCGTCAAGACCACGCTCAGTTTCCGCTAACACTTTGCGAAACTTGGGCTCGCCTGTCACTAAGCTGATTCCCAAGGGGCGCACACACTCAGAGAGTAGTTTTGTGTTGTCAAAGTGTTTGCAGTTTTTGCAGAGTTTCATGATTAGTCCTAGCCCCCCGAGGGGGGCGGTAAAATTAACGTGAAGTGACTTTGACTGAGAACACTGCGCACACTTTCGTGTAAGCAGCTAACTCGTCAGCGGTGATGCCACGATCGGCGCACAGTTTTTTGTAATCAACTGTGTTGCGATTTGTTTCAACGACTGTTGCTTTGAAGAGGTTGCCCTCGACGACGTGCGAAGCTGCGCTGCTTGATGTTGCGTCATCTTTGATGATGTCTTTGATCGTGTCAGCGCGTTTTGTCAGTGCTGCAATTTCAGCCAATAACATGCCAAGGGTGTCTGCAATATTTAACTTAAGGTCGTTTGGGTTCATGGTGTAGCTCCGGTCTGTTGAATCAGGTTGAAGGTTTTGTTTATTGCTTACTGCTGAGACAAATATTAACACGATTAACAACAAAAGCACACATTCTATAGATTTTGTTGTAATAAAGACTCAATCCTTTATAACTAAACCCTTTTTAATAAAATGCAAGATTTGAGCACTCACAGAGCGAGTTTCGCTCTTGCAGAGTGCTTGCAACTGAGCTAAAACTGACTCAGGTACACGAATCGTGACAAACTTTTCTTTAATTTCTTTTTTCATCTAAAAACTCCAGTATTTGTGCTTTAGCATTCTCAGCACCTTTGCACACGATAGCACGATATCCAACACTTTGTAAATAATCAATCATGCCTTGCTGTTCGTTGCTGACGACACCGCCTTTGGTGCGTTTCATCTCAATCCACAACTTCCACTCTGGCACAAACAAGTCGGGGATGCCAGGAACTACGCCCTCGACCTTCAAACGACCCGCCGTAGCCTTGCTACGGGCCCCGCCGTTGGGGACCGCGAAAATCAGCACGTTGGGATAAGTTCGACGAAACCATTGCACGAGTAATGATTGCTCAACGTGCTCAGAGGGGATGGTTGTTTTCATTTGTCAATCTCCACAGAAGCAAGCAATGCCTTCTTCGGCTGGATCAATTAAAGATAATTGATCAGCAGAAAACTGCACCATACTTGCGTAGCCTGGGCGATCTTTGCGAAAAGTCGCACCGCTCGGCTTAGATGCCAATGCCAATGCCTCCATGTTTGCCCACCAGATTGCCCTTTCTGGCTTTTCTGCAATTAACGTAGCTACTTGATTCATTGGCTTCAAAAAACAGAGGTCGCAATTACCCGCTAGTGTTCTGCCTTTATACGTTGGTAATTCAAGATTAAAAGGTTGTTTTTCCCAAAAATTACTAATGTCTTGCACACTGACTTTTGCTGTAAACAACGGAATCCTACGCTTGTCTTTAATTTTTGTTGCGCGCCTCGCTTCGTCATACCTTAAGCCAATCCAAGATGCGTTTTCTAATTCTGATTTTGTGCAATCGTCAAACAAGCCAGAATGTTTAAGAAAACACGCCATTGTTCTAATCTTTAACTCAGACGTGCAAAACCTTGTGACTGGGTTCGGCAAATATTGACGTTTTCGTATGATTGCCTCAAACGGTTCGCCATTCCTTGACGCTGTTTCATAATTTACTTCTCTGTACCTTCGTGTTGGGTCTTCGTGATCTTGATACTCAATCCAATGGATTTTTACACCCCAGTTAACCGAACAGTCGCGCACAAACCTTAAAGTGTTTTCTTCTTCTTTGCCTGTGTTGGCAAAACATACAATTCCATCGGCAGGCATCTTGCCGCCATGCGCTTGCAGCACCTGGTAAAGCATATAAGCTGATGTTCTGCCACCACTAAATGATATGCAAGTTGGTTCTGTAATTTCATATGGATTTAAAATGGGCATTCGACCTCCCATTTTTCGCAAGCGTCTACAGTCGCAGCAAACTCCTCGGGCGGCTCTGTTTCAAATATCTCGCATACGCCAGCTCGGGTATAGTAATGACAAGTGTGACAGCACTTTGGGTCTCTTATCTTCTCAATCTCAAGCAAAAACAGCGGTTTCTTGTGTCGCACGACTCCAACTCCTTGTCAGAATTTGATAAAACTTGCCGTCAAGTTTAAATGTAATCAGTGCTGGTGGCCGCGCCTTGTTCATTTGAGTTGCAAGAAATAACAAGCCCTCATCTTGGCTCATGCTCTCAGCGCCCGTAAGAGACGCGCTAGACGCTTGCGCAAGGTTATACAGTGTGCGCATAGCCTTCTCGCCCGCGTAGCCCATGTAGCCAACCGTCAGGTACTCGGTCACTGGCTTATCGCTCAAGCCCCCGTAGTATGTGCAAGATAGCATGGGCTTGCCTGACGTGCGGCTCGTTTGCTTGCGCCAGACCCAACTTGTTACGTTTAGCTCGCCGTTAGGGTTAATGCCCATGATGTCGTCATTGTGCAAAACAAATTTTTTCTCTGGCGGCGCAGGAAACGGCTCTTTGCAGTTCGGGCAAATCTTGGCAGAAATATGGCAAATCTCATGACAATGTTCGCAGACCTTGGTGGGCGCATCACCCGCATCACCATTACCCTCGCCCTTTTTCTTGCTCGGCTGCACATTGGTGACTGGGCCGTGCATTGCCACGTTACCCGCAAAGTCAAGCACTAAGCAGTGATCAGTGTGTGACTTAGGACGCATGCCGCGGCCTGCCATCTGCACGTAGAGCGATGCTGACATCGTTGGGCGTAACATTACTAGCAGATCAATGTCAGGGTGATCAAAGCCAGTCGTCAGTACGTTTGCATTGGTGATCGCTTGAATCTTGCCCGCCTTGAAGTCATCAAGAATCTTCTCACGATCTTTTTTATGCGTTTCGCCTGTTACGCACTCAGAGATGATTCCTTTTTCATTCAGCAAATATGAGATGTGATGCGCGTGATCGACGCCTGAACAAAAGAAAAGCCACGCTTTGCGATCGCCTGCGCGCTTGAGTACTTCTTCGACCACCTCACGGTTATTCTTTTCTGTATCGATCGCCGCTTGCAGCTCAGACTCAATAAACTCGCCGCCACGCTTATGCACGTCAGACGTGTCTAAACGAAGCGCTGTGCGTGTTGAACGCAGGGTTGATAGATAACCACCTTCGACGAGCGATTCGATGCTTACAGGCTCTATAAGCGCGTCAAAGATGGCAGGCTTGTCGGTGACCAAGCCGTGACCGAGCCTAAAAGGGGTAGCTGTGAGTCCAACCACGCGCAAATGCGGATTGATGATAGTGAGATCGGTGATCAGCTTGCGATAACTACCTACGTCGTTGTGGCTCACTAGATGAGCCTCATCAATTAAGATGATGTCGATATGGCCGAGCTGTTCTGCGCGCTTGCGAATAGATTGAATGCCCGCAAATGTGATCTCTTTGCCCAAGTCTTTTTTGCCCATGCTTGCGCTGAAGATGCCTAGCGGAGCGTCTGCCCAGTGCTCGCGCATCTTGCTTGCGTTTTGCTGGATCAACTCTTTAACATGCGTCAACATCAAAATCTTTGTTTCAGGAAACTCTTGCAGCGCATTGCGACAAAACGCTGCAATGACGTGACTCTTGCCAGAGCCTGTCGGCATCACAATGCAAGGGTTGCCCTCGGGGTTCTGCTCGAACCATGCATAGAGTTGGTCTAGGGCGCGTTGTTGGTAGGGGCGTAGAGCGCTCATAAGTCCTCCACCATCTGAATGCGCTTGCCAATCCAGTGCATGACAGGTACAGCCATTGAGTTGCCAAGTGCCTTATAACGTGGTCCGTCTGGCGACTGCTCTTTCTTGCGCCACGGGATGTTGGTGTAGTTGTCGGGAAAGCCTTGAAGGCGCTCGCACTCAATCGGGGTTAGGCGTCGGACTGCCATTGTCTGATTGATTGACTGTGCAGCCACATCGCCGATAAA